CTTGCCGACGCCAGCCACGGCGGTGCCCATTGCAGCGCCAGCCATTGCGCCACCCACGGCGTTACCAACGCCCTTTACAAGCCCGTTCGGGCCAGAGAACGAACTGGTGAACTTGCTAAAGCTAGATGACATGCTGCTCATCGGGTCAGCGAACGCTTTCTGCAGGCCTTCTTTCGAAAAGCCGTCCAGCCCCTTATCGATGCTCGTTCCGAAGTCCTTGCTCAGCGTGGAGCCAAGGCGAGCGATGCCACCCAGCAGCCCGCCGCCTGAGTAGTCACCCTGCTGCATCTGATTGAGGTTGTCGATTGCATCAGCGATGCCATTGATGGCCTTGCCGAGCACGCCGCCAAGCGCGTCGCCAATCTGGTAAATTGCGCCAACCATCTCGTCATTGAACTTGTTTGCAATGTCGAGCATCTTTTCTTCGTATTCATCGACGATGCGCTTGTTCGCTTCGCGCATCTGGCGCTCGAAATCGCTCTGGCTCATGCCCTCAGGTTTCGAGACTGTGCCAAGCGCCTTGAGCGCTGTATCGCGCTCATATCGAGCTTTCGCAGCAGGATCGTTTGTAACGCCAGCTTCAGCAAATAGACGCTTGCCTAAGTCGAATTCCTCAGTGCGAAGGCGAAGGCGTTCCTTGAGCGCATCATTGCGCTGCAACTCGGTGATGAGTGCAGCCTCTTGGAGCTTCCAATCTTCGCTGGATAGCTGAGCGATATCGCCGCCATTGTTGAGATATTCGAGTTGCGCTTTCAGTAACTCTTCAGCGAACTTCTGGCGCGTTTTGTCACTCTCACCCAAAGCCTTTTCGAGCAGAGTGGTTTCGTTCGCGAGTTCGAACGCCTGCTGGCGCATTCCAGTGAGCGCTTTAGCTAGACGCGTTTGCTCGACGAGATTGGCGATTTCTTGAGCTTGAATTTCGCCATACTGAGCGCCGAGGATTTTCTTGGCTTCCTCTTGTTTGGCGCGCAACTCAGCTTCATGCCTGAGCAGCTTGGCTTGCTCAAGCTCATCACGCATCTTGTCGAGAAATTCCTGATACTTCTTAACCGCATCCTCTAGCTCTTTGGCTTTGCTTTTCTTGTCCTTGCCTTCCTTGCCGCCAGCAGCATCAGCAGCGGGTGAGCGCCCGCCGTCAGGTGAGCCAGCTTCCTCAGCAGCCTTGCGGTTACGTTCCTCAGCACGCTTGTCAGCGCGGTCCCCCCAGCTATCAACCCTGCCCTCAATCGCATGATTGTTTTCCCAGCTTGGCATCGTGTCTGATAGCGTAGCGCCCAAGCCTTCACCTTGAACACGGCCAAGGGCAACTGGTCCAAGAGTACCTACAGAGACTCCGGGAATTTTGTTGATGCCCGCGATGAGCAAGTTGATGCCATCGACAGCCTTGTTGACCATCCATTCGATGCCAGTGATGACAAGATTAGCAGCGCTGCGAATGCCTGCACCGACAAGGCGCGGGAAATTATTGAAAATTGCCCCGATAGTTTTGCCAGCGAAGGTAAAAGCAGAAATCCAAAAATCAGCGCTTCTGGCAAACAGCTTGACCAGTCCCATTAGCGAGAATGAGATGCCGCCGAAGACCGAACTGAAAGCTCCACTGATCATATCGAGTGCGGGCTGAAAGAACTCGACTACGCCGCCGAACGCTGACTTGATGCCGTCGAATACACCTGAAACGGTATCTTTGATGCCAGACCATACGCTCAACATTATATCGCCAAGAGCTTTAAGCCCCGCGCTCATATCCTCCCAAACAACTGCAGCCAGATCGGCAAGCGTCCCCATGCCGTCAGTGCCAATCTGAATTTGGTCGCTGAACTGATAAAGTAGACTGCCGATTAGAACCAACGCAGTCGCGATGGCTGTGAACGGGTTGGCAAGCAGTGAAGCCGTGAAGGCATTCGTGGCATTGCGCGCAATCGTCATAGCGCCCGAATAAAGCGCCATAGATTTGGTTGTTGCGCCAGCCAGACCGCCCAGCAGCATCATTTGCTGGTAGAGTAGCTTAACGGACGAAACAGCAGCGCCAAGCGCCATGCCTGCCTTCATTGTGACAAATGCTGCGCCAACAGAGAGCGCGGCCTTCGTGATATTCCCGAGGTTCGAAAGGATGAGATTGAGCGCAGTGCCAGCGATGCCAGCAAGTGTCGAAACTACAGGTGCGATTGTGCTGAAAGCTTCGCGAAGCTGAGCGCCGAATGCCTGCACTGTTGGCAGGATGCTCGCCGTCCATTCATTGAACTTCGCCAGACCGACAGCAAGACTGTCTTGGAAATCAAGGCCCTTGGCTAAGCTAGCAGCCATTTGCATGGCGCTGTTTCCAACGCTGGTTCGAATGTCAGCGAAGGTCACAGGAATGCGACCAAACCGCTTCTCGATATCAGCGATAAGCTTAGGGTCAGTCAGTGCCTTGGCAATTTGCTCGCCAGTAATTTTCCCCTCAGACCCGAGTGCCTTCAGCGTTCCTAGAGGCACACCCATCGAGTTGGCCAAGAGTTGCATGAACACAGGCGAATTCTCAGCAAGTGACTTGAATTCATCGCCTTGAAGAACGCCGCTGGCCATTGCCTGCGACAACTGAAGTATCGAGCTTTGCGCTTCCTGCGCACTTGCGCCGCCCACCTTGAGTGCCATCGCGAAGGTTCGCGTAGCCACACCAGCCTGATCGAGCGTGATGCCAAGATTACCAGCGTTCTGAGCCATCTTGGTATAGAGAGCGCCGACCTCAGCGATGCCGTTACGCGTCTGGTTTGCGATCTGAACTACACTCGACATACCCGCCGCCATTGCGGCCTGAGAGCCAGTCGCATTGAGCATTCGAGCTTCAAGCTCAGCCATTTTGTCAGAAGCGCCAGTAATGGCGGTGGCGAGCGCAGCTATCCCACCAACTGCTAGCCCTAATCCAGCGATTCCGAGCGCTGCACGGGTAGCTGAGCCAGCGAGGCCATTGAGGCTTCGCGTAGCAGCCCGAGAATTATCGTTTACAGCATTGAGCGGCCCATTTGCGCCACCAATTCGACGAAGCGCATTGTTGACTGCATTCGCACCAGCGACTGCACCCGTTGGGTCTATGACAACTCGAATTCGACGTTCTGCTATACTCACGGTTTATTTATCGTGAGTCGGTTTCTCCGATTTCTTGCGATACTTTCTGATCAGCCGTTCACGTCTGTTATCTACGTCCATAATGATGCGCTTGAATGAAGTGTACTCGTCATCATCCATGCACATATCAGCGGCGTAAGCGCGAATAGCTGAGAGGGGAATCAGCCCCTTTCCATCAAGCCCTATTGGTCGCTCAGTGTTGAGTTCTTGAAACGCGCGCCAATAGAATATTGACCCCGCATAGAGTTGCGGCTGCTCATCGAGAAAGGCTTGAGCGCGTTCTTGAACGCGCCCAACGCCAGTCTCTGCGAGGTCATACATTGAATCTAATTTCTCACCGTGGCGAAGCTGCCAATCGATGAGTTCAATTAGTTTTTTGAGGTATCCTCAACTTCATCCGCTTGGAATTGCGAATTATCGCCAGCGATTGTAGCGAGTTCCAGCAGGATGTGTTGAGCATGCTCATCCATAAGATACTCGATTGCATCTTCTGGTGTGAAAGGGACAACCTTTGACTTTTCATCCGAAGGGTCTTGAGGAAGCTTCCAATCAAGCAATCCAAGATAGGCAAGAGATATCGCAGCGCGCTTTGTGAAATCCTCTTCTTTCTTATTGTTGCAACCGTGCTTCGACCAAAGGCGCTTCTTTTCAAGCTGTTCCTTTTGGTTGAACGGGTCCATATAGCGTAGCTTGTAAGAACCGTATTCAATTCCAGCATCATCGACATAATCAACCCAAACGCCAGCCTCAGCGACCTGCTTTGAAACACGCTTCGGGATATAAAATTTACTCATTTTGCAAATACCTCACTTTGAATCTTGCGAGGTATTTATCTAAACGAATGCCCGCGCTGCCTTTCGACAACGCGGGCACCAAAGCTGCCTTGTGCGCAAGTGAGGTATTAGGCGAGCTTCGTGATCGTGGTTGCGCCAGCAGTTTCCTTGGCCATGAATTCAGCGCTGACAGTTGCAGCAGCGCCTTCCTCACCATCTTTGGGAATGCGGAACTGAGCGACAGGAATATTGATGCTGTAGCCGTTCACACCAGAGCCAATCGGGAGCGTAAGCGCTGCGCCGCTGGCACTCAGCAGGACAGTTTCAGGCGTCCAGTCTTCACGGAAGAAATCGACCGAACCATTGACCTTACGGAAGCCAGTTGTGCCGATCCCGCGAGCGGATGCAGAGCCAAGCTTATTCAGCGCTTCGCGAGTATGCTCAACAGTGTATTCGAACTTGAGGAAATCGACAGTCAGGCCAGCAATCGAAGGTACAACGTCAACACCAGCGAGCTTCATAGCATTCGACGGGTTGGCGTAGGTTGCGCCAGTCTTCTGCGCAGTGCCAGTCGTGCGAGCCATGCCGATGATATCGGCAGAGAATTCAATGTTGCCATTGGCCGTGCCAGAGATGGTTAGCTTCGTCACCTGACAGCCAGTGAAATAGCTGTAGAGTTGCGTGCCATCGCTGTTCGACATGCGCTTTTCGATTGTGAAGCTCGTATCATTAGCGCCGCTGGATAGAACGTTCGTATTGAACGTGCCAGACAGGCCCGATTCAAGCAGTAGGTCAGTAGCTGCATCGCGAGCGAAGTGCTGCTTGAGGCTTCCCGTAACCTTGAAAGCTACAGGGCGACCGCCAGACGAGGCGCGGTTAGCGCGGCGTGTAGGCGATTCAAGCCAATCTGATTCATAGATGACCTCAGTGCCGTCCATGTAGTCGAGAACAAGGAAAGCAGGGGTCGCATTAGTGGTGCCAGCTACAGTCTCTTTCGAGATAGCATAGCGTGTATCCGAGGGATTAACGGCCATATTAAAAGCTCCTAAAGTGAATTTGATAGGAGCGTGCCGCTCCGCCAGTATTTATCGGCAGAGGCGATTTCTCAGGGTTCAGTCATATCGTCTGAGTGCTTCGTACGGGATGCTCGCTGTCATCATGAACCACTCACCATCGCGATCAGGGTTTGTATCGATATCGGCTGTGAAAACTCGAATTTGGCCATCATCGAGTTTTGCATGTCGAAAGAGCTTCGCGAAGTGATCTAGGATTTCGAGTGCTTCACCATCGCCTGTGCTGAGCGGCGTGAAGGTTTGGAGCCAAACCCTACCCTGCTGCAAAAGCATTCCAGCCTCAGTGTCCCCTGCCACATGGAAGCTAGCTGCAGGCCTGACCGTGAAGCGAACCCATGTTTCGCCCTCAGCCATATCGGCGGGAATATCGTTGTCGATTACAACGCGAATATCATCGCGAAAGTGATTGAAGAAATGGGTTCTTAACGCTTGCGCATCGGCTGAAATAGACATGCTGTATTTAGCGCCGCGCTCGTCTAGCAGCATCGATAGCAGCTTCCACAAAGCCAGCAGGCGCTTGCTTCGAATGCCCGCGATTTAGCGCGCCGATATACTCGACATTATTTTCAACCACTGGGACAGGCACGCTTGTGTCTACCGTCCAGCCAGAGCGCGCGTTTCCAGTATCGACAGGCGTTGCGAGCACAACGCGGCCATGAATGTCGAGCGCCATGACCTTCGCGAGATTATGAGCTTGCTCAAGCTCATCATCGAATTCGCGTTGCAGGTTGCGAGTTATGTCAGAGACATCGACGATTATCCTCACTGTGCAATCGCCTTCCAGAGAAAGGCTGTGCCGTGAGGTTCGACAGCAGAGACTTCGCCAATAGTGTAATCACTCTGGCCGATGACAATTCGGTCACCATCCTTGAGTTCGGCGTTCGCGGTGATGCGAGTGATTTCACGCTGAGCGCCATTCTGAGTTCTGATAGTTTTGAGCGCTGCAACTGCTCGGCATTCGATGGTTTGCTCGCTGTCATTCTCGCGCTTGCCTGTAGCGCGGTTGATCGAACCGCCCTGCTTGCGAACTATGGTCGCATCAGTCATTCTTTCGCTTTGAGCGAAGCGTTCGCTCAGCGCCTGCATCCGCTCGACGAAGCTCACTTTACGAGCCGCCCTGTCGATATGCCGCCTGACCCTCTACGCTTGGCGATGGGATTGAGAATTTCTGTTACATGCGGGAATGGGTCAGAGCGCTTGCCAGTACGATAGACGACGCTTTCAGACCCGACGCCTTCAAGCTCTTCTGACTTTTGAGCGATATCGCGGTTAGGGTCAGCTTCGAACAGTGGAGTTTCGAGCGAAGCAATCGCCAGTTCGATGGTTGCTCGAACTAACTCTGGCGGTAGCGTAGTCTGATCGACAATGGGATTAGCGAGCGATTGAGTGCTGAGCCTTTTCGCGGCAAAGAACCGATAGCGATAATCAATGTAATCGGTGGCTCTAATAAGCGCAGCTTCGCTGAGGTTTCTCTCGATTGAGAACCAGCTTTCAATGCCTCGCGCCTGAGCAAAGGCATCAGCAGCTTCGAGCGAAGCATATGAGTTTGAGTTGATGAGGCCAGAGCCTGTTTCGACAATCAGCATCACCTATTTAGCTCGAAACAAAAAGGGGCGGCGATTGCTCGCCACCCCTCTTGAATCGAGTGCTAAGGCTTAGCCCTGAACGTCGTGCTTGTAGACACGGAACGGTGCATTCTTAACGTCTACAGCCAATTCCCAGTTAGCGCCGTCTGCAAGCTCAGCGCGAAGAGCAGCAGCCTTCGCAGCAGCATCTGCGCCAGCAGGCTCTTCAGCGTCGCCAACGTACTTGAAGCCCTGAGGGTGAACGACCATCGAGCGACGCGACCAGAGGGTTTCGGCACCTACACCGTTACCGCCGCCAGCATGACGCTCAACCTCAGTTCCTTGAACGTAAGGAGTATCGACGAAGCCAAAGGCCAGCGCGCCAGAACACGCAAGAATGGTCGTATCCGCACCGAAGCGGGTCGAACGAATGATGCGGAACCCCTGCGACACTTCAAAGCGAGTGTTGCTGTCATAGGCAATCGCGTTATCGCCCTGAAGTTCAGCGTAGCGAATAGGATGAACAATCATCACATTGAAGGCTGTTGCCAGTTCCTCAGCGCTAGCGAGGCCCTTGTAGATTTCCTTGATATCGGTCGGTGCGCCTTCATCCGAGCGTTCAATCGTCAGGTCAGAAGCGCTGTCGAGAGCGCCCTTGATGGACGAAGTTGCCATGTCCATGGAAACGTCATTCCAGTACTGAGTGATACCAGCACGTACGCCGCCAGTGACGTCATACATTGCCTTCATCTTGGTGAGGTCAGTTGCCTTCCAACCGAAGTTCAGGTTGAGACGGCGAGCCATGAACTTGCTGGCAGTTAACTTGCCAGTTTCACCGCGCTTATCAGCGTTCTCATTCGAGATGTTGAAAACGCTAGAATCGAGAACATTCAGATACGGGATAGTTGCGAGGTCAGAACCGCCGCGTGCCAATGCTTCAACTTCTGGACCACGAGCAGCAAGGGCAGAATTAATTAGTTCCGCGCGCTGCGGAAAGAGGTAATTGACGCCAGCGTTTAGGGTCGTAACTCCTTCGCCAAGTAGTTCGTCGGTAATTGTGTATGCCATCAGAGAAAAACTCCATTAAGAGGGTTAAAGCCCCCTTGTTTGGAGGCCGAGCGACGCATCGCGCCGCTCAGCGTTATTTATTTCTAATGGCTAGAAATGAGGGTTAGGTACGGCGATAATCAGGCCTGTTCCACTGCTCAGCCAGAGCGTTAGTTACTTCGACGGGTTGCTTGAAAAACTCAGCTATCTCAGCGCCTGTTTCTGGCGGCTTATCCCACTTACTCGCTGTAGTGGTTGAACCACCTGTAGCGCCGCCACCTGAGTTAGCTGGCGCATTTACATAGCGACCTTTGGTATCAGTCAGGTATGACTTGACCGCATCGTTTATCGCGAGGCCATTAATCGTGGCTTCGCCGTGCTCTACCTTCGCGTCTTTGCGAAGCCAGTGAAACACAAGGTCGAAGTCATCGGCGCGCACGTTCGCCGCTGCCAAATCGCTCTTCAATTGCGTGTCAATTAGAAGTGTATCGCGAGTTGCATATGCCTCATCGCGTTCTTTCGTCAGACGCTCAGTGTCGCGCTTGTAACGGGCTTCCATTGTAGCCTTCACGTCATCGATGTTAGTGGAGATTGCAGCTTGCTCTTCAGCAAGTTTCAGAGCCGCCTCTTTGGCTTCCTCAGCATCTTGAAATGCTTTGACGCGTTCGCCCATAAGCTTTTTGTTGTTTTCTTCGAGCTTGCTTATGCTTTCTAGTGCACGAGCGAGCTTTTCCTCAAGGTCAATGACCTTCGGATTGTTTGTTTCATCAGACATTAAAATACCTCTCAAATCGCTGGATTGCGAAAGGTGAGCCGCTGGACTCAAAGGTATTTATCAATGCGCTCAGATATGGCGGTTAGGCCTCGATATCTCCCGTGTACTCAGGCGAGTTCGTGATGAGTTCGATTGCTTCATAAACGATGGCCTCAGCTTCGCTTACCTCATCGAGTAGAATGTCATTCAAAAGGCGGTCAATCGCCATCAAATCACGCTGTGATAGCGTCATGCCCTTATCGCTCACGATGGCGAGTGCTTGTTCAATCTTAGTCATTTAGAAGTTCCTCAATGAGTTTCACCAACTCAGGGTGAACCATCTCTCGCTTGTTCATCAGGTAGAGCGCAAAGTTTTCAGCAAACCATTCCTTAGAGTTCGTCTTGGCGTAGTCGCTCGGCAAAGCATTGTAGAACGCCTTGCTATCCTTGCTGTTCAGTTCGCGGAAAAGCTCATTCAGCTTCGTCTCTATTGGCGGAATGCCAACCTCGCGCCTGTAGCCAGTGCGAAAGCGTTCCTGATGAACAAGGTGCGCAATCTCATGGTACATGACCGTTCGCGCCTTATCGATCCCAGTGAAATACTCTTGAGCGCCGTGCGGCCTTTTCTCAATCGGGTCGCCAAGCTTCCAAGTAGAGGCTGGCCGTTGGCTGATGGCCCTTACGAGTGCATCATTCTTGGCTGAGCGATTGAACTTGTTCCTAACCCTGTCGAAACGCTTGCCAATGGTCCTGACCTCAGCCTGCAATCGCTTGTATTCAGCATAGTCACTTGCATCGATGGCCTTGTTCGCAGCAGCAGTCGCTGTCTTATATTCGGCGCGTATCGTATCGAGTTCAGCACGTGTCTTGTCGATATCTGGCGCTGGCTTCGCACGCTTACCAACCTTCGCGGCGTATCCGTTGAATATCCGTGGATTGATAGTCATCACACTATCACCCATGCTGGCGCTTGCTTTCCCTACTGCCGAGGTGATCCCGCGCATGCGTGGAACCTTGAACGCATCAGTGATCGTGTCGATTTCTGGCAAGATGGCCGCAATCATCGAAACAGTTTCATCGTCGAACTCAGCGCTGAAGTTGACCTTGCCCATCGCCTTTGTACCGCCTTTGAATTCGCTTTGCTGCCAAGCGTGCGCTTTGTGCGCTGCTTCAATCTTGGACCTGAGCGCTTTCTGAAGGGTCAGGCGAGGCTGTACCTCAATGCTTTCATCTGTGACCTCGGGGTTGCGCGGCAATAGGCGCTCTGGCGCGCTCTGAGTGCGCTCAACGGCCACTGGCGCTGAGCTAGCTGTTCGGCCAGCCTTGACGCCAGTGAAGGCTTCAGGGTGCAGCTTTCGAAGCTCTGCCAGAGGTATGATTTCGCGATTGTCGCGAATGAACTGGCTCAGGTTCAGTTTGCCAGAGCGCCATAGTTCACCACGACCAGCGCCAAGCACTTCGTTCTGAACTGCCTCATCCTGTGTCTTGAGCCACTTATCGAAGGTCATATCAGCAGGAACTTGACCATCAGCGCTGGCGCGCTTGCCATTGCTCAAGTCTTGATCAGCTAGATAGGCAATCGAAATCGAGCGACAGTTCGGATGAAGCGGCGGAATAGGCCCTTTGCCTATTCCGAAAACTTTACCGTCATTGCTAGCGCAAGTTACTGAGGTTCGGCTGTCGAGCGT